TAGGTGAGTTCGCTGATATGAACATGTTAGAAGTGCCTGTTAAAGGTTTGGAAAATATACTTAACACATTCCCACTTCTTAAAACTATTCTCAATCCATTCCAAAGAACTGGTAGAAACATTATAAGAGAAGGACTAAGCACTACTTCTGCGTTGGCTGATGTACCCGGTTTAAAGAAGTTTTCAGATAAGATATGGTCTAAAACAGTACAGGACTTAAATAGTAACGATCCTATCATAGCTGCTAGAGCAAAAGGTAGACAGATTGTAGGAGCTGGTATAATCGCAACTGCTTGGGGTATGGCTGAAGCAGGATTATATGAAGGCATGATTTCTCAGAACTGGAAGAAGAGAGAGAACATACAGACAGCTACCGGATTAAACGATTACGAGTTAAGAATACCTGTAGGCGATGGTAAATATATTGGACAAGATATAGCTGCACTTGAACCATTTGCTACAGTTATGAATATAGTTGCAGACTGTCACACACTTTCAAAAGGTAGTATGGCTCAGAAAAGAGAAGCTATGTCTGCGTTAAATATCTTAGCTTTAGTAGTATCTAATAACATCGGTAACAAATCTTACTTTAAAAACTTCGGTGATGCATTGCAGTTGATTACAGTAACCAGTGAGTCTGAAGAAGCTGTAGAAGCTAAACGCATGAGACTGTTGAAGGGTATGTTAGGAGCTGGTGTTCCTTCTGCTATGAATGCTATGTCAATGGCTACTGATGAGTTTAGGAGGCGTAGTGATGACATACTTAAAATGCTTGCTAAGAGAATTGGAGGTATTGCTAAAGAAGTCCCTGTACACAGAGATATGTGGGGTGAACCACAGCAGTTACATAAAACCGATAAAGCACAAGCAGTAAGTCTGATAAATCCGTTCAAACTTGGTAAACAGTTAATGGATGTAGAAGACTATGTTGTACAAAGTAAAGATGGTCTTAGAAGCTTCGATAAAGATAAGTTTAAAAGCATCGATTTAAAAAATAAGGAAGAGGTAAGAAACGCAGCTTGGGCGGTAGCTTTAGAATTAGATGGGGAGTATCACTTTAATGGCGGTACTAGCATAAAGGACGGTATAGACTTACAAGAAATTATACATCCTGAAACACGCATTGATGCTTTTGAGCGTTGGCAAGAGATATATAAAAATCAAAAGATTGATGGTTTAACAGCTCAGCAAGCTACTGTTGTACTAGCTAGACAGTTAACTACTCCTACCAAGTTAGACCCTAACCAAACACCAGAAGGATTTAAACAGGAGGATAAGAGGCTTGAAAAGCTTAGAAAAGTTTTAAACGGTTACAAGAAAGCAGCTTACGAAAAGATGAGGCAAGAGTATCCAGTGTTATTATCACAGGAGAAAGAAAGTAAAATTCGTAATGCTTTGTTAACTATATCTCCAAACGCTGAACAATTAAAACGCATAACCTCAGAGATGCCTGTTGAAGAATATAAAAAGACGCAACCAGACACTCGATTACAAGAGCTATTAAAGAAGACACCATATGGTCCAGCAGCTAAACTGCTTGAGGTCAGTGACTAAGTGCTTGAACTCCTAACTCAATAGTTAATAATATATTATCATGGCAAACACCTATGCAGACTACACCGCAACAGCCGGACAGACAGACTTTGCTTTTAACTTTCCGTATCTTGAGGATGAACACGTAACGGTGGAGATCAACGGAGTTGCACAGCTATCTTCTGCTTTTACTATCGTTACTACTCCCGCACTTAAAGTTGTTTTAAACAGCGGTGCTACAGCTGGTCAGATCATCCGAGTAAGAAGAAAGAGCCAACCAAACACGAACCTTGTAGACTTTGTTAACGGTTCAGTACTTACTGAGAGTGAACTAGATAGAGCGTATTTACACAACCGTTACTTAAGCGAAGAGATCAGTGAGTTAAATGATGCGTCATTACAGGAAGAACAAGGCGGTACGAATTGGGACGCTAAGAACAAACGCATAATAAATGTAGGAACTCCAACGAACTTAGGAGACGCTACCACAAAAGCTTATGTAGACGGTATCGCATCTGCCATAGCAACAGGTGTGGGAATAACTCCGGACTTCAACAAGTTCACGGGTAACGGTACGACTGATACGTTCTCTCTTGATTTTACTACAAATGGTGTAGCTTCTTCTGCTGTGCTGGTTTCTATCAACGGTGCGGTACAAGACCCTAGCGACTATACAATCGCAGGTGGTGCGGATGAGATACAATTTGTAACACCTCCACCTAATCTTTCAGAAATCCTTGTTATCGAGCGGGGATATAAAGTAGCAACAGATATACCAACGCAGCACGATTGGGGAAGTGTAGCCACTGATCCAGTATCTGCTTCTTATTCTTACGGACAAATAGTATAAACAAACATTATGAGTATCTCAGTACAAATCAGAAGAGGCACAGACTCCCAGAACACCAGTTTTACTGGAGCAGTTGGAGAGTTAATCTACACGACAGACCAAAAGAAACTTTATGTTCACGACGGTTCGACCGCAGGTGGTACTATTGTTAGCGGTGGTAGCGGAGATATTACATCCGTTGTTGCGGGCACAGGATTGAGTGGGGGAGCTACTACTGGAGACGCTACATTGAATATAGCTAATGGAGGAGTAGATACTTTACAGTTAGCTGACAACGCAGTGACTTCCGATAAGCTTGCTACTACATTAGACTTCGGATCAATCGTATAAAAATATAAGCCATGCCAAACATACAAGTAAAACTTAGAAGAGGTACAGCAACCGAGCATAATACCTTTGCAGGTGCTGAAGGTGAAGTAACTGTAGATACAACTAACGACACACTCAGAGTACACGACGGATCAACAGCTGGTGGTATTAGACTAGCAAAGCTTAGTGAAGCTGGTTTAACTAACACAGGAGTAGCAGCTGGTAGCTACACCAACACGGACTTAACTGTAGACGCACAAGGAAGAATTACAGCAGCTTCTAACGGAACCGCCAGTGGTGCACCAACCGGAACTGTATCAGCTTTTGCTGGTAGTGCTGCTCCTACTGATTATTTACTGTGCGATGGAACTGTTGTTAGTCGTACAACTTACGCTACTTTGTTTAGTGTTATAAGTACTACTTACGGAGCTGGAGATGGTTCTACTACTTTCAAATTGCCTGACTTAAGAGGTCGTGTTGTTGCTGGTATGGGAGGTTCTTTGTTGAGTGGGGCAGACGCAGTTGCCGATGTAGGCGGTGCTAAAGACCATACACTTTCTATTAGTGAAATGCCAGCACACGATCACGGAGGTGCTAGTAGTCAGGTAATTGCATCAGGGACTGATCTTCAAATATCCAACACAGGTGCTTTTAACTTTGGTGCATTACCTTCGCAAGGTGGTGGACAGGCACACAACAATGTTCAGCCTACCATAATCCTTAACTACATTATTAAAACCTAATAGGATGATCGACTCCTTCTCTAGTCTTATCAACACCGCATTCGTCATAGGTCTTGGCGTTATAGGTTGGATTATCAAACGTGTTATAGAACGCTTAGACGTCGGAGATAAGCGACTTACTAAGATAGAGGTAGAGCTTGCTACTCAACGAGAAAGAGACGCTGCCGTGGAAAATAGAATAGGTAAAGTTGAGACTGCTATAAATGAGATGCACAACAAATTAGACCGTATGATGGAGATATTAGTTAAACGATAATGAGCTTATATAAAAACATAAATAAAAGAAAAGGCTTAGGCATTAGCCGTAGTAAAAAGAAGTCAACCATTACTCCTAAAGCTTACGCTAATATGAAGCGTGGGTTCCCTAAGAAGAAGAAGTAAGATGGGCGTATCGTTGTCTATAGGCAGAGGCGAAAAAAGTCGTAAGGGTGGACTCACTGCAAAGGGTAGGGCTAAGTATAATAGGGCTACAGGTTCTAACTTAAAAGCTCCACAACCCGGAGGAGGCCCTCGTAAACGTTCCTTCTGTGCTCGTATGAGCGGTAACAAGGGGCCGATGAAGGACAGTAAAGGTAGACCTACCCGTAAAGCATTAGCCCTTCGCAGGTGGAAGTGTTAGTATGGCTAGACGACCAGTAGTACGTCCTCATCCCCTTGCGTTTCAACAACGTACGATTGCTGCTACATCTTCTGCTCAAGCGAAGGAGAACAAAGAGAAAGCCGATAACTTGCAAACTAAAGTAACATCCTTAGAGAGTGATCCATTTTTCGTTACTATTGACGGAGGAGGACCTGTTGTAGAGGAAGACGATATATTTGACGGAGGACAACCTGATGCCTAGTTTTACTAAACGTATACAATTAAGAAGAGGTACTCGTGCTGAATGGATAGCTCAGAACCCAGTGCTTTTAGAAGGTGAAGTAGCTATTGAATTAGACTCTTACCGTAATCGTATTAAGATAGGAGACGGTACTACTGTGTGGAACTCCTTACCTTACTTCTTGGATGCTCGTGAGGAAGAGGTCGGAGATTACGATGAATTTATTGAAGGCTTGACAGGTGATCCGTGATTTACTAACAAGTGTCACAGTTAACCAATTAAGCAAAACAAGATATGAGTGTATGGTATCAAATGGGACAAAGTGTTAGAAATTTACTAATATCTCTTACTAATACGAGTAAGGCAATTTTAGACACCGAAAGTAATATACAAGCAAGGACAGACGATGATTTAGGAACTATGGCTTTTGCTACAGATACTAATAAATTGTATGTATTTACTGATTCCGGATGGGTAGCAGCTCAATAGTTTTGACAATTAACAACCACTAACATAAAAATTACAAACGATGGCTAATATACTTCAACAAATAGGAACTACTGTTAAGTCTAAGTTGGACGAAAAGGTAAACAAGACGGACGCAGTATCAGACTTCTTAAAATCTATACTAGGATTCCCTCAAGATACCGTCGCTCCTTCAGTAGACACAGCTGCAAACATAACAGCTAGAACTAGCGATGACGTAGGTACGATCATGTACGGAAGCGATTCTACTAAGCTATATGTGTTTGATGGTAGTGACTGGCAAATCTTCAACAACAGCTAATAATGAGCGATATTACATTAATAAACGACAGCGAGCAGTCTTCGCTTGTTACTAACGGACTCGCTAAAAATGGTGAGATGTTTTTAAAAAAATCAGGAAGCACCAACGCTGGTTCTATTGTTGTGTACGATAGCGGTTCTTGGAGAACTTTTGCTAATGAAGCAGCTCCTGCTTTTTCTAACCAGTACTCACTTTCTTTTGACGGTACTAACGATTATTTAAATGCAGGATCAGTTGATTCAGCTCTTTCAAGCACTGCTTTTACTTACTCTATATGGTTTAAATTAGACACATCTTTAGCTGATTTTCAAAGTGTACTGGCTCAAGATAAAGGTTGGTCTGGAAATAGTCCAAATACTACAAGAGGTTTGTTTTTCATTTTTGATAATCGTTCATCAGTAAGCAACCGTATGAGTGTAAGTTTGTATGGATCAGGTGTTAGGCAGTATAAAGATTTACGCTATAATAACTTAGATACAGCAGACACTAATTGGCATCACTTTGTAATGGTATGTAATGTAGCTAGTGATAGTTACCAAGTATATCTAGATGGCTCTTCTATAACACCTAGTTTTGATCAAAATGGTAGCGGTGGAGCTCCGTCGAGCTTGTATCAAAACAACTTAGATTTGTACATAGGAGGAAGAGAGGCAGGTGGACGGAACTTTAAAGGTAATATAGATGAAGTTGCTTTATTTAATTCCTTGCTGTCATCCTCTGATGTAACTGCTATTTATAACAGTGGAGTGCCCGCCTACCTAACTTCATATTCACCTGTAGCTTGGTGGAGAATGGGAGATAACGACAGCGGTACAGGCACTACAGTCACAGATCAAGGTAGTGGTGGAAATGATGCCACTCTTACTAACGGCCCTACTTTTTCAACCACCGTACCTTCTTAAAATTATGAGCGATAGACAATATGTTATAATAAACGCCACTGATGTTTCATCTGTCAACTTTGACGCTGTGCTTGAGACATCAGGAGATACACTAAGATACAATGTAGCGGGGGATGAAACTTTTGTTAAATACGAAGGCCCTAAGCCTCGATGTTTGTACGGTAAAGACACACTGAGTCACTCAGCTATGCTTACTGTATTAGCAGGTGAGTCTTGGACTACACCTATGGAGGAACTATAAGACATGGCTAAACTAGACTTAATTACATCATCCACCCGTCCCGCTTCACCAACTGCTGGTAAAGCTTACTTTGAGACGGATACTAATAAAGTTATCATTTGGGACGGCTCTGCTTGGATAGAGCTTGTGTCAGACGGTACTGCTTAACACATTGATTTTTTATAATCACTAACTAAATAAATACTAATATGCCAGATACATCATCCATATTCTATCAAATTGGTCAATCGACTAAAAGTGCTATTGCAGCAGAAGAAACAAGAGCGTTAGCCGCTGAGGCTACTCTCCAGTCGAACATTACTGCTGAAGCCTCAAGTCGTGCAAGTGCCGATTCGACCCTTCAAGCTAACATCGACAGCGAAGCTTCAAGCCGTTCGTCTGCTGACTCTACCTTACAAGGTAACATTGATTCAGAGGCAAGCAGCCGAGCATCCGCTGACTCCGCTATTCAGTCTGAACTAGACGCTACTCAAAGTGGTGCTGGTCTCGCTGCTGGTGGTTCGTACTCCGCTAACTCTTCCACTAACTACATTACTTCGGTAAGTTCATTGGTTGGTGCTGACGAAGCTCTTGACGGACAAATCAAAACTAACGCTGACGCTATCGCTTCTGAAGCAAGTACTCGTGCATCTGCCGATACAACTCTTCAAAGCAATATCACAAGTGAAGCTTCCACCAGAGCCTCCGCTGATACGACCCTCCAAAGCAACATCGATGCTGAAGAGACTGCTCGTCAATCCGCTGACTCCACGCTTCAAACAAACATAACTGACGAGGCAACTGCCAGAGCTTCCGCTGATACAACCTTACAAGGAAATATCGACGCTGAGGAAACTGCACGTATCGCTGCTGTTAGTGGTGAAGCTACTGCTAGAGCATCTGCTGACACGACTCTTCAGTCTAACATTGACTCAGAAGCTTCGACTGCACGTGCTGCTGAATCTGCTCTTGATGTTGCTAAAGCCAACCTTAGCGGAGCTGCTTTCACCGGTGACGTAAGCGGAACTAACCTTGTACTTAGCGGTAACTTAACTGTTAACGGTACAACTACTTCCGTTCAAACCACTAACTCCGAAATCAAAGACTCTATTCTTTTGATCAACGACGGTGCTGCTGGTTCAACTAACAACTCAAACGACGCTGGTCTTATCATTGAGCGTGGTACCGGTGACGGTGGAAACATCGCTGCTGTATACGACGAAGGAATCGACAAGTTTGCGTTTTATAAAACATCCGCTACTTCTGCTTCTACTGACATCAGTGGAGACGACGGAAGTGCTACCTTGATCGACGTTAAAGCAAACGACGTTGTTCTTGGAGACGGTAACAATCTTGGTTCATTGGCTGACTTTACAGCTGCAATGGCTTAATTGTTTTAAATAACACCAAATGAGTACGAAAGAGAAAAAAGGCGATATGTCGTATATATCTTTTCGTCTCAAGCGGTCACAGAAGAAGGATGTGGCTGGCATCGCTAATAAACTCGGTGTCAGCTCATCCGCTCTTTTGAGCACATGGGTAACTAGAATCCTCAATAATATGAACGGACTAGGCGACCACAGTGAAGAAATACCGAGAGAAGAATAGATAGAAGTTTACTTATATTATCATTAAGGGGCAGTCCAATCGGGCTGTCCTTTTTTGTTGGTAAAATAACAAAACAACTTATACAATAACTATTATGTTAAGTCATAAAGAAGGAAGTAAGTTACACGATAAGATAGCAGACGCATATCGTAACAGTATAGACATAATGGACGAACACGGAGAGTACAACGCTGCTCTTCTCAACGGTGCCCGTCAGTTCCTGAAAGATAACAACGTTACTATGGACAGTGGATTAGGTACACCCTTACAAGCGTTGAACAATCAAATAGAAGCGTTACCCTTTGAAGAAGAAGAACAACATCGAGATACCTCCCAAGCTCAAGGACTTTAGAAACTTTCTATACCTAGTTTGGAAACACCTTAATCTACCAGACCCCACAACGCTACAGTACGACATCGCTGAGTACCTGCAACACGGTCCAAAGCGGTCTGTTATCATGGCGTTCCGTGGTGTCGGTAAGAGTTGGATAACAAGTGCTTTTGTAGTACATCAGTTGCTGCTAGACCCGTCTAAGAACATACTTGTTGTATCAGCATCTAAGAATAGATCAGATGACTTCTCTACATTTACCTTGCGAATTATTCAAGAGATTCCCATTTTACAAGGATTAAAGCCGTCAGAGAACCAACGATTCAGTAAGATAGCTTTTGATGTAGGACCAGCCCCTGCGTCTCACGCTCCCTCTGTTAAGTCATTAGGTATATCCTCCCAGCTAACAGGTTCTCGTGCTGATATAATTGTAGCAGACGATGTGGAAGTAGCTAACAACAGTGCTACACAAGGAATGAGAGATAAGCTAGATGAACAAGTAAAAGAGTTCGACGCTATCATTAAACCTTTAGACACCTCTCGTATCATCTTTCTAGGTACTCCTCAATGTGAGGACAGTATATACAACAAACTACGAGAGAGGGGCTACAAGAGCCGTATATGGCCTTCAGAGTATCCAGATGATACAGAAGCTATTAACAACTACGGAGGCGACTTAGCACCCCTTATAGCGGATAACATAACATCTGAGACTACTGGTACTTCTACAGAACCCTTACGGTTCACTGATTTAGACTTAGAGGAACGTAAGATGTCCTACGGACGTACAGGCTATGCTTTACAGTTCATGCTCAATCCTAAGCTATCTGATGCTGATCGATACCCGTTGAAGATTAACGATCTTATTATCATGGATGTAGATGTAGACTTAGCTCCTGAAAAAGTAGTGTGGTCCAGTGACGATGATAACACAGATAGAGAGTTACCTAATGTAGGACTCAGTGGTGACCGCTATAGACGACCCTCTAACACAGTAGGTGATATGATACCTTATACTGGTTCCGTTCTATCTATCGACCCCTCTGGACGTGGTAAGGACGAAACTGGGTACGCAGTAGTTAAGATGCTTAACGGTCAACTATACGTTCCCGATGCCGGAGGTATTAAAGGTGGGTACGACGAGAAGACGTTAAAACATCTAGTAGCTATAGCTAAAGATAACAAAGTTAATAAAGTAGTTATAGAATCTAACTTTGGTGACGGTATGTTTATGGAGCTTATAAAACCTCTATTTAGAACAACCTATCCTGTAACTATAGAAGAGGTACGTCATAACAAACAAAAGGAGTTACGCATAGTCGATACCTTAGAACCCGTTCTTAATAGCCATAGGCTTATTGTAGATCCAAAGGTTATAACTTATGATTATAAATCAGCTCTTACATATCCTATAGAACAACAAACTAGATACATGCTATTTTATCAGTTATCTAGAATAACAAGAGATAGAGGTAGCTTAGTTCATGACGACCGTCTAGACGCTCTATCTATAGCTATAGCTTATTGGGTAGAACAAATGGCTAACGATGTAGATCAAAGTATGTTAGATCGTAAACAAGAGCTACTACATAAAGAACTTCAAACGTTCACCGATAGCTTCCATAAGAGTAATAACAATAGAGCAGTAGCTTCTTTATGGATGTAAACTTTTATAGCTATATCTTATTAATCGTAACTTCTAAACGTAAACGTAGTACAGCAGTAAAGCGTTGATTATAACTTTCTCAAGCCGAAGGAGGGTTGTCAACAGTTAAAGTTTAAAAGGTAGTAAGTAAGAGGTGTACATAGCTGTAGTAGATTTACCTAGTAGAACCTCTCAACTTTTGTTATAGTACAAACCTATATGGACAACATCAACGAACAGACCGACATCTTCCAGTACGAACTAGCTAAACTTATCTATAGGTTCAAGAGTGAATACGATCTTAACGATTACACCATAGCAGGCTGTCTGGACTTCGCTAAGCTGTCAGTCTTGACCGATACAGATGATGTTATCTTTGAAGGAACTACTGAGATAGAAGAAGACGACTTAGACACCGACGAAGAACCTACGCACTTCTAAAAAGTTTTAACGAAAAAATCTGAGGGGCTTACGCTATATACGCCCGCGTTAAT